TTGCACTTGTGCTTGTTGTAAGTTACTTAAACTAGCCATCTCAAGCTGTGATATTTGTGCAGCTTCAGCCATTACAAGAGCTTGTTTGTTGTTGAGATTGGCTAAGTCTACTGTCTGTGCCATCTTAGCATTCTCTAATGCCACTTGCTGTTCAGCATTAAAGTTCATGTTAGCGATCTCACTAACCTTGGCTGCATTCATAACTTTAGCTTGAAAGTTTTGGTCAAACTCCATCCCTAAAAACTTTGCACGTTGCTCTGCCTTTAACATGGCCATCTGCTGTTTGTTAGATGCATCAGCCATTGCTATAGGTAAAGCTGATTCCATTGCTGATTGTATCAATGCCTGTCCTGCCATACTGGATGCACCTAAACCTCTAGCTTGCATCTGTGCTGTAGCATTACGCATAGCTCCTGCAGCCCATGCAGGTGTATCACCACCTTCAAAGTCCTGCATTAATGTTGTAAGTTCATCCTTGACTGTAGCAGCTTGCACCTCTCCAGTACCAAAGGCTTCTCCTACTTTAGTTTGATCTACTGCACTACCTGATATTTCTTCTCCTGCTTGAAATGTACGAGTAGGCATACCCTGCACTGTCTGAGCTTTATCTATTTTAGCAGCATCTAGACCTGACACTTTAGTTGTATCTTGTGTTTGTCCTGTTATAGTTTTAGTAGGACCTGTTGATGTTTGTGCAGTAGTATCATCTAATACACCTTGCACACCTGTTTGTGCTTTCTGTGTTGTAGCAGTAGTAGCAGTAACATTAGAGGGTGTATCTGCAGTAGCAGTTGTAGCTACCTGTGCAGGATCAGTGACGATAGGTGCAACACCTGCAGCCTGACCTGTGGTTGCTTCTAAAACTGTTCCTGAAGCATCAGGGTTAATATTAGCGACAGGAGTAGCAGCGACTGTACCTGCAGGATTTAACACTGCACTTGCTGTAAGATCTGCTTGTCCTTGAGCTACTTGTTCTTTTGTTAACTGTTGTCCACCAACATTAACTGTAGGATTTTCTGTATCTGTTGATACTGTAGGTGGTGTATAAATTGGTGTAGTTGGTTGTGTAGTTACTTCTCCGGGAGTAATTGGTACATATGGGTAGTAGGGTTGTGTTATTACAGGTGGTTGTCCCTCTATTACACTTTCTTTCTCTTCTCCACTTGCTTCTACACCAACTTTAGGAGGCATAAACTTTTGAGTAGCCACACCACCTGTCTGCATTTGTTGTGCCTGTGTATATCCCTGTGGAATAGGAGTAGTAGGAACAAATGTACCATCAGCATTGACTGTGCCAGTTACATACGTAGACATACCTTGTGGATTTTTATAAAGTCTCTGTTGTATTGTAGGTGCTGTGCCTGCTGCAGTTTTTTCTGCAAGTGTCTGTGGTCTAATTAATTGAGCTTGATCTGTAGCTCTCTTTGCAAACTGTTGTCCTTGATTATTACCAAAGGTTTGAGCTTGTGCAGTTGTTACTCCTGAGACAGGAGATGTAGGTTGAAACTGTTCAGCTACCATTTTTTGTACAGGCTGTTCATAACCAGTAGGTAATGTAACTTTACCATCAGGACTAAATACCTGTTGAGCTTGCTCCACCTCTTGTTGATTTGGTTCTATAGGTATAGTTGTAGGGAGAGGAGTAGGTTCTGGTATTTGTTCAGTTGGTGAATAAACTGTATCTAATATGTCTGTACCTTCTGGTTCATAACCACTCTTACCCCAAGCATCATTTGCAATTTGTATACTACTTTGATAACTCTTCTTGAGATCATCAAGAGTCATACCCATTTCACCAACAGTTACATAACTAGTTTGATCTGCAGTAATACCTTGATCAGCCATAACTTGTTCTGCAAAAAGTTTGTTAGCTGCGTTATTATTAATAGATGCTCCTTTTTGTTTATCTTTTTCAACAAAAGCATCAGCAACAGGATCTGTAGCTTTATTGTCTCCATAAAACTCTAATGGATTACCATTATTAGTGTAACCATACTTAGCTAATAAATCTGTAACAGCATCAGGATTATATTGATCACGATTGTTTTCATCAAAAGTCATGTGATCAGGATTAATACCAACAGCTTCTTTTGCAGCTCTAAATTCTTCAGTAGATACACCAGTCTTATATGACAAATAAGTTAAGTCAGCCAGTTTCTTAATAGCCTCTTCAGATGGTTCTACTGCTCCACCTTGTGCAAAACCTAATGCTTCACTTTGAACTAATGCACCCTTGTTAGCTGTAACTGCTGCTTTAGCTCTTGGGTTAGCTTTTACAAAAGCATCTATTGATGACCATCTTGCAGGACCATCATAACCAAAAGCCTCAAGATTATCTTTAGCTTCTCTAGCTGTTATACTTCTTTTCTCTGCCATCTATTTAATCCTTGCTCAATACTTTATCTAGTTTATCTTCTACTCTGTGTAGTGCATCCATTACCTGTGTAAGATCATCTCTTAGTTCTTTACGAGTAGCATACTCTTCTCTTGTTTTATTTAATAGTATGTCTATACGTTTTACTTCCTGTACAAGTCCTCTAAATGCCCATACAGCAGGAGCTATCACCAATGTTAAAACAATGTTCCAAAACATCCATGCACTAATTTCCATCTACTACTCCTGAATTGATTTTAAATACCATACAAGCCAACCAAGACCTATAATTGTACAAATTAAAAAAAGTATGAATACACCTTCTATACATCTATCTTTAAACTCTTGTCTCTTATACAGTTGTTCTTGTCTAGCTTTTCTGATCTTACCTTCCATTGCCAACAACTGATCCCAAGCTTTGTGACCATGCGTGAACTGAATGAAAGTTTTAAGTTCATATCTTTGTTCTTCTAATTTTTTCTTGGCTGCAAAAGCTTCAAGTGCTTCTTGTTCTACTGATCCAAAGACTTTACGAAAGATAGGTGGATTCTTTGCAGCTTTTTCTTTTTGTTCTATATCTGACACTGCACCCATCCACCTTGACAAATCTCCTGTCATTGATTCTATGTCACGCCCTGCTTGAAATGCTTTCTTCAGACCTGCAAAAGCTGTACTTGCTGTGGTCAGACAAGCACCAATAGTTATGGGGTCAAACATTACCTACAGACACTTTACCATTTGAATTTTCAGATATTTTTATAGAGGTAACTGTTTTAAAAAATTTTGTTCCAGTAACTGTATTATTGTTAGGACCGTTAATCAACTCTATTTGAGGTTTATCATTTGAATTAGTTCCAACAACAGTAAAAACTATTGAAGAGTTATTTGAAGAACTTGTAAAAGTTATTTTACTTGGATCACTAAGATTTGCAATCGTAGATATTACACAACTTCCATCTAAAGTTAATTTTTTTTCGGTTAAATTTTTTAAAGTAACAATTTGATTAGCCATTAATTTTTCCTTTTAAAATGTCAATTTGTTTTTGTTGATCTTTTATAGCTCCTATTAAAAGGGGAATTAATTTGTGATATTCAATAGCTAAATGTCCATCTTCTCTTGTTTTTACAGATTCAGGTAATACAGGTTGTACCTCTTGAGCTACCACACCAACATCATGTTTTGTAACAAAGTAACCATCAGCACCACCCCTGCTTTCTATATGATCGTCTTTCCAATCAAATTCTATAGCTCTAAGACTACAAACTTTATCTAAACAATTTGTAAGTTCTTTTATATTTTCTTTTAAATTAATATCAGAACTATAATTTTGAGTAATACTTCCTGTAGCTCTTATTTCATTGTCAGCAATAGAAGCACTATACCTATCATCACCTACAAATAAACCTTTTTTAATAGCTACACCATCTTGTATAACATCTAAAGTACTTCCAGAATAAGCTTCAATTACTACTGCTCCTGTGTTACTGTTCCAAATTTGACCTTCAATAGATCCATAAACCCTCTCTCCAGAAGACGGATCATTTCCTCTAAAATCTATCTCTGCTACATAAGCTGTCACACTTGAAGTAGGTCTATAAAATTCTAAAGTAGGTTGATTTCCACTATCAATTCTAACATTATTATTTGGATTAGTAGAATCTAAATGTAGTCTTATATCTGTAACTTGTGTACTACCACTAGCAATACTAGTTATTTTTTGAGAATTAATATCTAAAGTTCCACCTAATTGAGGAGAAGTATCACTAACTAAATCAGCAGAAGCTTGAGCAACTAAATCTATTGTACCATCACTATCTTGATATGTTACTGTAATATTTGTTTCAGTATTGTTAGTAAACATTGCTCCAACTGTATCTTGTATAAACTCATCAAGTGCAGTTCCATCCACTGTTATAGCATCTGCTTCCAGTGTTCCATCAATATCTGCATTACCAGAAATATCAAGAGTAGTAGCATCAAGTTCTCCTGCTACTGTAACAACTCCATCAGCTAATGTAATAAGATCTGTGTCATCTGTATGTCCTATTGTAGTTCCATTGATAAGAACATCATCAATATCTAATGAACCACCTGATATTAAACCAGTAGTTGTTATTGTAGACGAACCTATATCTATTGAACCAAAACCTGATGTTATAGATCCACTGTTTAAAGCTCCTACAGTTGTAGCCGCAGTTGTTACAAGATTAGGCATGGCTGTAATCTCATCATCAAAGTATGCAGCTAAGTCTGTTACTGCTACTTGCTTCATAGTGCCATCATCATTAAGAACAACTCTGTCAGCATCAACAACTGTTGTAGAAGAAGCTGATGTATCACCATCCATGATATTTAATTCTGTTGCTGTGGCAGTTACCCCATCCATGATGTTAATCTCTGCAGTGGTTGCTGTAACTCCATCCATGATGTTTAACTCTGAAGTTGTAGCTGTAACTCCATCCATTATGTTTAATTCAGCAGCAGTAGCAGTGACTAACACTCCACCTAACTGTAGTCCATTAGATCCATCGTGTGATGCAATGTTAAAGTTAAAAGATCCATCTGCAAAAGTTGTGTTACCTGTAATTGTGATTGTAGATCCATCAGCCGTAATACTATCAAGAGCTATATTACCTACATTAGTTATATTTGCATCACTAAAAGATGTAGCACCTAATGTATTAGCAACTGCTGTAGATGTTATACCACCACCAAATGTAGCTAATCCTGCTTCTGACATGTCAAAAGTTACAGCAGTAATATCACTACCATTATCATTACCTCTAATAAGAATATCTTTATTAGATACCTTTGATTCTATATGCACATCACTGCTACTGTTGTAAATACGCAACATTTCTGTGCCATCATCCTCAAAGATAACACCACTAGCTGCTGTACCTGCGTCAAGAGTAATACCACCTGCTGATTCAATATTGATAGAATCTACTGCTGTACCATCTGATACAATATCAAGATCTCCATCAGCATTAGAAGAAATGTAAATACCAGTATCTCTGAAGTAAAGTTTTTCATTCGTATTAATAAGAATGTCATCATTAAACTGAAAATAGTCCTCATCCTCCATCCATTTTAAAACACCATCAGAAGTCTCACCATCAAAGGTTACAGTAATATCTGTACCTGCAGTACCATCTCCTAGTGTTAAACTTGTACCTAATAGTTTTGTTACAGCACCACCCTCTGCAGATGTACCATCATGGGTATGACCTGATGTACTAAAGGCTGTTACGATAGCATCAAACTCACCATCTAAGTCTGTAGCATCAATAACTTTACCATTAGCTATGTTGTTTGATGTATCGTTTCTTGTGTAACCTGTTCCCATTTTATTTTCCTTTATAGTCTATTATTTAGAGCATACTCTATTACTGCTGTGTCCAATGTAAAAGAAGCATTTGTACTACTATCTTCTATACTTAGTGCTAGGTTTCTTCCTGAACCTATTAGTTGTCTTGAAAACTCTCTTTGCATTTCTCTACCATATCTAGGTGAAGTATTTGTTGCAGAAGCTGATGCCGTATATGTGTAGTTTGCATCACCATAAATAGATACAGAAGCTGTACCACTTAGCTGTATTGTTGGTGCAATAACATCAGGCTGAACAACACTTGTAGAGTTTTGATCTAATATTATTTTTGTATCTGTTGTAAAAGATCCCTCTGGATCTACATATAAAGATAACTTATAATAAGTCTTACGTTGTTGTGGATCACTAATTGGCATAAAAGGTGATACAAATACAGCGTCTATATTGCTATTACCTACAACACCTGCTGTAACATTTCCTGCAGAAGCACCACTAGTTGTAATAGAAGTAATTGTTTTAAACACACTTGATCCAATAACTGTTCTAGCATTACCACCTGTTATTGTTTCACTCAAAGCTGTTGATCCATCAGATGTACCTGCAACTGTAAATGTAATACCACTATCATTTCCTGCACTTGTAATACTGATATACTTTGCCACATTTAAAGTTACTGATCCACTAGATGCTAATGCACCATTGATTGTCATAGTTGTTGCACTACCTACAGATTGACTTGTGGAGATACCATCAGGATCATCATCATCTGCAGATTGTCTGTAGTTAATAGTTTCAGCACCTTTCTTTTCCATTTGATAAACATAACCATCATCATTTGCAAATAGAACAATTTCATTTGCACCTAAATAACGAGAGTCTCCAGAATAAACCTCAAAACCTTTTAAAGTTGCCCACTGAAATCCTGCAGAACCCTGTGCTGAAAACTTTGTAGCAAGTAAAGCAGCTGCAGAATCTGTAGCAATAGCACTACTTTTATATCCAAATATTCTATATTGACTTTTCTCTCTAATAACTAAACTATGAAAATTATTATTACTTATAATAAAATTATCAAAGGTGCTTTTAATTACGTTAGAAGGAACATCTAAGTTAAAGTCACCGATACGTTCTGTAGCAGAAAGAAGTCTTAGTCCATCAGGTGATAGAAAGATAATATCACCACCTACCTCTTGTATACTGTCATCTTCAGTACAACCAATATCTAAAGTAACAGGTACAAGTGTAAAATCTGCAAAAGAACTACCAGTTATTCTTTGAATTGTATTAGAAGTAAAAACAATAATTTGTTCACGAAAGACAATCAAGCCTGTAATTTCAGAGCCAACATTAATAGATCCTGCACCATTAGCTGCAGAAAAATCTGTATGACTATATGGCGCACTAAATATTAAGTTTGCACCTTTAGCAAAAAACAAGTGGTTCTTATAGTTAATAACATGTGTAGCATCCTCTAAATCAGAGGAGTTAGAAGAAGTTAAGAATGTAACACTACCTGCACTATAATGAGCAGGGAAGTTAACACCATCTACAAACATGATTCTATCTGTGCCATCAAAGTTAAAATGTGTAAATCTAACTTTAGTAGAAGTTGTTGTAGAACCTGTAGCTAAAGCTGAACTAATAGAACTTGCAGTTACCTCATAAAATGCTCCTGATCTTATAACAACAGCCGTTGTGGTTGTGGTATTGTTTGTAACTGCAACACCCTGTATAACACCACTACCTGTTATAATATCACCATTAAACTTAGAGTATCCTAACACCTTCTTATAACCACCAGAAATAGATGGTTCAAAGTTTTGTAATTGTGTAGCAGATCCTACAGCTTGAATACCTTGCTGTAGAGGTGTCAAGTTAGAAACAAGTCCACCCTTAAATTCTATTGGAAAGGTCTGCCATTGTGTTGCCATTATACCACTCTCAGCGTATTTGTCAAGATACTATTTTTATTAATCATTGTAGAACGAACATATTCATATCTGTTAATGTAGATAGATCTCATGTGTTTTAACCCTGCTTCAAACTTTTGCATAGCTAACTGTGCATTTTGTACATCACCTCTAAACTGATAAGCATAATACATAGCTCCCTCCACAATAACATACTTATATTCTTTAGGTATATTAGGAACATCATCAAATAGTTCTAAGTCAATAGGATTTCTATAGTATTCATAGATTAATTCATAGGCTTTGTCAGGAGTAGGTATGACAAGAAACTCATCACTAGGCGCACGTATAACAAACTTAGGAACACCTCTTAGTGTTGTGCTTGTGTTATACTCGTAGTCAAGATGTTTGTTAAGATACTCTTGATAGTCCATTGACTGTAACTTAGTTGTCTGTACATTAAGTGTATCATTACGTTTAATTCTAAAACTGTCTATATTAATAGACTTTGCATCTTCTGGGTAGCTGTATCTTGTAATACCTATAGCCAGTGTTTCTTCTTCTTCTATGTGATTAAAAGGCCAACCAAACTCTTCTGACTGTATATGTCTTATAGATGCATTGACCACATCTTTTGCTGTATTATAAAAGCCAGAAGCAGCAATAAAGTCTGCAGAGGTGTTTGCTATCTCCACCTCATTTAGTCTTCTGTTGACTTCATTAACAAGTCCAATAAAATTATAAGCCATTAGTTTTCCTTAATTTTAAGTCTGACACTTCTTTCAGATACTAAGTTTGTACTGTCTGTAATTCTACAGAGAACCTTGTAGGTTTTGTTATTTGTACCACCACTAAATCTTACTGTAGCTACTGTATTTGTATTAGAGATGGTGTTAGCAGGTACAGTTAAACCATTGACAGTTACTTGCACTGATGCAATAATAGGCACTTCTCCTCCTGACACTGTAGCTCCAGAAGCATGAGCAACTGCAGTTGTTGAGTCTGCACCTCTTGTTACTGTTATATTATTACCACTGATAGCACCAGAGTCATATTCTATTATCTCATTACCTATCTTCAACTGTGTATCATTTGTGTTAGTTGTAAAGATACTTGCGTCTGTAAGCGTTATACTGGTCGCTGAGGCTGTAATCGCTTCAGCAAGTGTGGTGGTCTGGTCATCCACAATAAGCCACTGTACGGAGCTTATAGTGGCACTGCCAAGGTATCTAGACCAATCTATACTATAGTCTAGGGTTTCATCTGGATCTTTGTTAGGCCATCTAAAAGACATGTTAAGCTACCTTATATATTTTATTATTTAAATTCTTTCTCTCTGGTACATAAACAATTCTATTTTGTTCAGCAATATGTATAACATTATTTTCATTCAATCTTCTTGGTATAGATACAATCCTTGGTACTTCTGTAATATGTATAACTGTGTTGGCATTTTCTCTTTGTGGTATATAGATTGTTCTTGCACGAACAACTGTTGTATCTATACTTGATGTTGTTGTAACTGTTACTGTATTAGCATTACTTGTAGCTGATACAGAAGATAGAGTTAAGTTGGCATCTGCAGTTATTGTAACAGTGCCTAGAGCAGTACTGGCTGAAGCTCCTGATACAATAAACAGTATGTCTGCATCTGATTCACTAAAAGCATTACTAGAAAATGCAGACAGGGTAAACATTTATTTATCCTTCTAATTTAGCTATTTTAGCTTCTAATGTTTCTATTCTTGTCATTGCTTCCTGTAAGGCTTTAACTGCTTTCATGTATAGTATAGAATACTTTACAGATTTTGTTGTAGTATCAATATCTGGATTATCATTTGTAGCATCTGGACTTTCAGTTACTAAACCAGACATACCTGATGCTTCTAATTCTTGAGCTATAACACCAAGTTTATTAGCCGAACTTAATTTATCTGATTTAAGACTATACTTTCTTATTTTTAAAGCTTTTATATCATCCCATTGTGATGAAGCATCTGATATGTTTTCTTTTAATTTTTCATCTGAAAATGCACCATAACTATTGTCAGCATTTTGAATGTCACCATCTGGATAGATAACCATTCTTCTTATGCCACCTTCATCAATAAAATCAAAAATGTATGAAGCACTACTATTACCAACACTTATGTCAATTACTCCATGTGCTGTTCCTGAAACACCATTTCTTATAGTACCAGAAGAGAATATCCTCATGCGTTCA